GCGTCGGAGATGGCCTCGCCGACGTTCCCGGAGGACGTCTGGTGCTGGACGTGGCCGGAGGCGTTGACGCTGCCGGTCAACGAGAACGGTTCGCCTGAGGAGTTCCGCGTCCTCTCCACGGTGATCAAGGTGGAGCCGTGGTCTCCGAAGGTCGCCGAGCGGCTGCCGTTCGCCGTCATCGAGCTGGTGGACGATCACTTCGTCGACGGCCTTGACCCCGACGGGCTGGCCACGGTGATCCGGACGCTGTCTGACCGGCTGGAGCAGATGCGGGAGACGCACGCCCGGCTCGTCGCTGTCCGTGCCGAGTACATGGGACGCTCGTGATGGCGGGTTCAGTGTTCTCGACGGCTTTGAAGACGGCGGCTGGCTATATCGACGTGGCGGCGAACGCTCACGGTGAGGAGAAGGCGCATCTCGCTGTCCGCGCGCTGGAGCGTATCCAGCACGACCGTCCGCGTCTGGTGGAGATTGGGCCGGGTGGCGGGTCCGCGGTCGCGTATCTGGCGTCTCAGCTTGCCGCCGATCGGGCTCGCAGCGACGTCCACTTGACGCTGGTGGAGGTGCCCGGTGTGGCGTCGGCGTCGTTGTCCGACGCGATGGAGGCGTTTAACCGGGTCGGCTCGTGTGAGTTGGCTGCGGGGTTCGCGCAGGATGTCGGGACGATCCTCGACGATCCGGTGGACGTGGTGAGCGCGTCGGCGCTGCTGCATGAGGTGTATTCCTATGGCGGCGGCTACAGCGGGCTGCATTCGATGATCCGGACTCTGCCGACGGTGCTGCGGCCGGGCGGGATGTTCGCCTACCGGGACGTGTACGCGGTGAAGGCGCCGTCGCTGCACGACCGGTGCATGCAGACGTACACGTCCCGTTCGTGGCTGCGCTTTCTGCGGATGTTCATTCCGCAGTATCTGCAGGAGGGTACGCATCCGTACCACAGTGCCAGTGATCTGGTGGTTTTCCGGCAGGACTCGAGGGTCGTGCCAGCTGTGGACCTGTGTGCGCGGACGAGCGTGGTGGCATCGGCGCCGGTGGGGGTTTTCCGGGAGATCCAGCGGCATTACGTGACGCTCAGGGATCACGTGTGGCGGTCGGGTGTTCTCGGGTTCAGGCCGTTCCTCGAGGGCCCGCTCGCGGGCGACTGGATCGATGCCCGGCACGGCCACAAGCGCGTGCACTATGTGCTGACGGAATCCGACTGGCTGCCGGATTCCCAGAGGGCGATGCTGCTCGCACTGAGCGAGCCGTACACCGACCACTACACCGTGGACGGCGACATCCTCGACGAGTGCACCGATATTGCCCTGAGTTCGTTCTTCCAGCTGGCGGAGCGCGGCGACGGGGAATGCTCGACGGTCTGGCAGGGCTGGGCCACGCGGGAGGGGCGTGAAACCTACGCGTACCTGACGCTGGACGCGTTGCTGGCGGCGTTCGCCGTGAACTCAGCGGAGGTGGCGCAGGAGCAGCGGACGGTGCTGGTGCCGGTCCAGGTGGAGGACGTGATCCGGCGTGACCGCGCGTATTACAACCGCTACCTGCGGCGGGCGATCCCCAATCCGTTGAAGGACGCGAAGCAGCTCGTGCTGTTTTCGAACGTCCCCGTCGACGATGCCCGCTCGTTGAGCCGGGGGCTCCACTGCCTGCAGCAGTGGTGCAGCAAGACGAGCCTGGCGCGCGTGTACTCGGCGATCAACGGAGGAGCCTGAGATGAACGACATGATCGAGGTTGAGCGGAAGCGGCGCCTGCCGGACGACGGCTCCGAACTGGCCGTGCTGCTGGCCGGGCTCGGCTGGCAGGCTGCGGAGCGGGTGGTCGAGGTGGACACGTACTACTCGCGGCCGGACGTGGACTTCATGGAGACGGTCGAGTGTCTGCGGGTGCGGCGCCGCGGCGACTTCGCCGAGGTCACCTACAAGCCGGCCTCCACCGTGGCGACCCATAGCGCCGACGGCGTGATCTCGAAGCCGGAGACGAACGTCATTCTCCAGTCGGCAGGCCAGGCCCCGCTCGCGGACCAGTTGCTTGAGGCGATCGGCATGCAATTGCTCGTGCGGGTGGAGAAGAACCGAGCTGCGTACCAGCACCCGGACGAGCCGGACGTGACGGTGACCATCGACACGGTCGCCGGTGTCGCCACGTTCGTGGAGACAGAGGTCATGAGCGCTGACTCGATCGCGGCGGCCGAGACGGTCGAGCGGGTCGAGAAGGAGCTGGACATCACGGACTACCCGACGGTGGAGTTGCCGTACCGGGATCTCGCGATGGAGCGCGCGGTCTGACGACACGCTGCAGCGCCCCCGACTTCAGGACGGAGCCGGGGGCGTCGTGCTGTCTAGACCGCCTCGTCGGCCGCTGCTGCTGCGCCTGGTGGGCTGTCGTGGTGCTGTCGTCGCCTCGGGTGTCGCGCTGGGGCTGCAGTGCCTCGCGGGTCCCGTCTGGTTGGCGCCGTGTTGCCGCGCCTGGTGGGGACGCACGCTCGGTGTATGGGGGTCATCGAGGAGGGGCCGCGGCGGATCGGCGCGGGTCAGGTTTTCACGTGCCCGTTTTGCGGGCTGCCGCAGGACCGGGTACCGACACTGGACCACGACTGGGTGCTGCTCGAGCCGGGCGTGGATGTGCTGGCGCATCTGGTGCCGGCGGAGCACCGGTGGATCGTTGTGTCGGACGGCCGGGTGACGGTGTACGGGGTATGTCCGCCGGTGGCGGAGCAGCGCTGCCGGGTCGAGCATCGGCTGGCGTGCCCGGGGCAGGAACTGCCGGACCTGTGGCCTTGGCTGACGACGTTGCGGGGCGAGAACAAGCGGGCCTCGGAACGCCGGGACGGGGATCAGCCGCCGGAGCCGGAGCCGGACATCGAGTTGCCGGACGTCGGGTAGGCGGTCCGAACGCAGCACGACGCCCCCGCGCCGGATCCCGGCCGGGGGCGTTTCCGTGTCACGCCTGCTGCTCGCCGCCGTTCACGCCGCGCCCCATTTGGCCGTATTGCGGTGTCGGACGGTGTGGTGCGGCGTTAACCGTGCATGAGCAGGAGTCGCAGGTTGCGGGATCTTTCAGGACCTCAGGCGTTCGACCAGCTGCGGACACAGTTGGCTCGTGCCGCTGCCGGGGTGGCCAGGGAGAAAGTGCCACGACAGCGGCCTCGTCCGACGCCCGCGGAACCGGATGGCGTCGGCGGTGAGGCGGGCCCGCCAAGTTCGAGCTGAGGCCATCACTCCCCCGCCTGAGCCGCCTCCAGCTCCGCTGGCTGCTCGAGGACCCGCTCGAGTTTCCCCAGCAGCACCGGGTCGGCGAGCTGGAGCCGGGGCCGGTGGGCGGCGATGAGCTGGCGGATCTGGGCGAGGGCGGCCTGATCGCGGATCAGCGCGGCGCGGGCGGCGAGCTGCTCCCCCGACTCCTCGCCCACTTCCCGCAGGTGGTGGTCAACGAAGAAGATCGCGTTCTCCAGCCCGGCGGCGATCCCGTTGTGCGGGGTGACGCGCAGGTGGTCGAGGTCGGGGCGGGGATGCTGGTCGGCGGCGACGGCTTTGGCGTGTTCGGCGGCGAGTTGGCCGCGGAGACGCTGAAGGCGCTGTAGGGCCGCCTGTGGCGTCTCCGGGCCGCCTGTCGGCTGTCCGGGGCCGCCGGGGGTGTCCTGGGCCGTCACGGGGGCGTTGGTGGGCGTCTGGTTGGTCATGCCGGGGTCTCCTTGGCGTCGTCGCGGCGTCCGCCTCGCGGGATCGAGTGGAGGTCGCGGACTCGGGCGAGGTTGGCGTCGGTGAAGCCGAAGGGCCGGAAGCGGTCACAGACGGCGCAGCGCCCGTAGTTGCTGTGTTCGAGGACGGGCACGTCGCAGACGCAGGTGGAGTGCGCCCGCTTGATCGATGAGCAGTCGGCGTGGAACAGGTCTCGTTCGCCCTGCCACCAGCGGGCGCGCGGCCCGTCCCACGAATGGGAGTGGTTGACCGAGTCGCCCTTGACGCTGCGGCCGTTGCACCACGCGCAGCGGGTGAGGAGCCGTCGACGGAGCTGTTGGAGGGGGCTGATCTGTACGCGCCAGTGGTGGGCGTGGAGCCGCCAGCGTTTCGCCCGGCAGGTGACATCGTCGTAGCCGGACGAGTCCCGGTGCCAGACGGTGATCAGGGGCGGGAAGTACAGGCCGCGTCCAGCGATCACCCAGAACGGACTGCCGAAACGCCAGCGGATACCCTCCCGGGCTGCCTGCTTGGTGCGCCAGTCGGCGGTCTCAGGCCAGGGGCGGCGGATCTCGAACGCCACGGTCAGTGGATCATGCATGGTCGGTCTCCTTGGGTTTGATCACATGTGCGAGTCCGTCGTCGAGGTCGAGCCAGACGAGCAGCGACACGAGCGCGTCGGCGTCGGGCCGGTTGCCGTCGGCGAGGCGGCTGAACATGGACGGGCTGACGTCGAGCTGCTCGGCGATCTGCCGCCAGGTCAGGCCCCGTTCCCGCCGCCTCACGTCGAGACGGCGGCGAAGCTCGGGCACGTCGAGGAGATAGGCGCTCATGCCGCGGACTCCTTCGGCTGCGGGTAGGCGTGGGCGTACAGAGCCCGTATCTGGGTGCGGAGTTGGGCGGCTTCGGCGGGCAGGAGGGCGCCGCGCTCGGCCCGGTCGACGAGGTGCAAGAGTCGCTGGAGCGGGGCGGGTTCGGGGGTCATCGGGGCTCCGTTCGGGTCGGCGGGGCGGGGTTGAGGCTCTGAGCGTCGATCTGCGCGTCTCGGCGGGCTCCGGTCCGCAGCGGCGAGTTAGGCCGCGAGAGAGGCGTCCAGGGCCCTTCTCGGGCCTCCTGGGCTCCAGCCGGACCTTCCCGAAGCGCTGTGCGGCCCCCTGAGCCCTTCCGGCCCCGTCTCGCCGCCCGCCGTGCCGCCCGGTTCGCCCGCGGCTCCGGCTGGCCGTCCGGCACGTACTGCTCGCCCAGCGGCCGGAGTTCCGTCTCCCAGCCGGCGCCCGGCGTTCCGGCACGCTCGCCGCGGGGCGCCGACGACGGGGCGGTCACGGCTGACCCCCGTTCTTGATCCGCCCGTTGGGCAGGAGCAGCCCGTCCGCGGTCGCCCGCAGGCGGAGTGCGATCAGCAGGGCGCCGCGAGGCTTCTCGCCGCGCCGCACGTACAGCGACAGCAGGCGGCCGAACTCCTCGTCGACCAGCAGCCGCAGGATCCGGGTCGTCATCGGTGGTGCCTTTCGGTGCGGGGTGCCGCCCCCACGACGCAGGGGCGGCAGGGGTGGGGTCAGGCGGTGGGCGCGGTCTTCGTGGCGGCCCAGTGCCAGCCCATGCGGGCGCGGTGCTTGCCGTCGTGTCCGGCGGGCAACTGGCAGGCGCGCGGCTGGTACTGCGACGGCACGAGGTTCGGCGGCCCGCCGACCGAACCGCACTCGGGTTCGCCGGGGTTGGCGAAGTCCTTGAACCAGTCGAGGTGCAGCAGCGTGCTGGCGTCGTCGCGGTAGCAGATGTGGATCACGCAGCTGCCGCAGAACTCGCACTCGGCGCACTCGTCGAGCAGCCACGGGTCGACCTGCAAACCGAAATGCGCGAGGTAACGCTCGTTGACGCAGGGGCTGCCGTAACGGCCCCAGGTCGTCTGGTCGTCGCTCACTGCTGCTCCCCCGCGGTGTCGGCCTGCTGCGCCACGACGGTCCGGGACGCGGCGGCGGGGTCGACGCTGTGCCCAGGGCACTGGACGTAGGGCATTCCGGGCTGCGGCCACCACGAGTGCGGAATGTGCGGCTGCTGCAGTACCGCCCGGCTGCACGGCACCACCGTCACGCCGGGGGTGACGACGTGGTCCCCGTCGTGCCCGGCGGGCTTGACGCAACCGGAGCCGTTACCCGGACCCTCGCCGTAGGGGCAGTCGGCGGCGGCCTGCGTCTCGGGCTGCTGCGCCTCGCCGGCCATGCGGCGCACGTCGGCGATCACGTCGGCGGCGGTCGTCCAGGGGTTGCGCCGGTGCTTCTCGGCAGCAGCGTCGGCGGCCTCCCGCAGGATCGCGGCCCGGTCGGCGGGCTCGGGCAGCACGGCCAGCACCGCGTCGGCCTGCCGCAGGTAGTGCTGGTACGTGGGGCTCTGTGCCTTGTCGTATCCGGGAGCCCACTGCCAACCCTCGGCGTCGGCAAGCGCGTTGGCGGCCAGGTCCCGCAGCGCTGCCCGGTCGGCGGGCGCAGACGGTGCGGCGGCGGCTCGGGACGCGTCGTAGGCGGCGAGCAGCTGCTCGGCCTCATCCCACGGCATGCCATGCGCTTCCGGGACGGGATGCCAACCGGGCGAGGACAGGGCGGATAGGACAGCGATGCGGGGGTCGGTCATGGTGTGGCTCCTTGATCGTGCGAGAGGATTGGGGGGCCGGCCGCCCCGGTTCGAGCGGGGCGGCCGGTGCTGCGTGTGGTCACTGCTCGTCGGTGGGCGGCCGGTGCGGAATGTCGATGCCCTCGCCCAACGCGGGTCGCCGGTACGACTCGAGGACCGCCAGCCACTTACGGCGGAAGCGGGCCGCCTGCCACAGCGACCAGACGGTGGTTGCGGCCTCCGCGGCGGCGAGCAGCTCCAGCAGCGACGGCCAACGGCCGAACGCCAGCTGCCACAGCAGCGAGACGGCCATACCCGACAGCAGGCCGGTGACAGCGCCCTCGACAGCGAGCTTCAGGGGCTTCATCGCTGCGCCCCCTCGGCGGTAGCAGCAGCGCGCATGTGCGGCGGGTCGCAGTCCTGAGCGCCCGCGAGACGGCCGGTCGGGCACGGGTACGGCACGAGGCCGTCACCGCCCGCCGCAGCCGCGTCAGCGTCGATGCAGACGGGGCAGGGGCCCATCGGGGAGTCCTTGTGCAGGTGCCGGATCTGCTCCACGGAGGCGCGGAGGGTGATCAGTTCGGACTCGCGGCGTGCGGCCAGCTCGCCAAGTTGCCGCTTCTCCGTGCGGAGCCGCTCGATGGTGGCGCGCTGCTTGTCCATCTCGGCGCCGTCCTCGCGGTGCCAGCGCACCAGCTTGTCGACTTCGCCCCGCTGTTCGACCAGCTCGGTGCGGAGGCGGCGGACTTCAGCGAGCAGCGGGGCGATGTCCTGTGGTGCGTGGGCGATGAACTCGCCGAGGGCGCGGTCGCCGATGCTCACCACGGCCGAGTGATCGTCGGGCTCGTCCGGCCCGCTGGCCGGGGTGCGGACAACCCACAGGTGGCCGGGGTATCCGTCACCCTCCAAGTCGTCGGTGAGGACCCACGGTCCGTCGGTGGCGACTTCGGCGCGGGCGCCGATGTCGTCGAGCTGCTGCTCGGTGAGGGGCTTCTGGTCGGTCATGGGGTTCTCCGTTCGGTGGGCGGTTCGCTGGGGTTTGTGCCTACTGCGGGCGGGCCGCGGCGTCAGGAGATGTCGAGGATCGTCACGGGCTGCGCACCGGGCGTGCCCTCGCTGCTGCGGTCGAAGTACCACTCGCAGTCCGGGTCGTCGCCGCGCGCCGGGTCCGGGCTGCGGAAGATCACCCACAGCTCCTCGGTGCGGTTGAACCAGTCGTCGAGCTCGGCGCTGTAGTCGTCGGCGAGGTTCACGAGGTGGCAGAACACGCGGGCGTGCCGGTTGAAGGCGGCGAAGGCGCGACGGGCGCCAGGGTGGCCGAGGGCGAGCATGTCGCCGTCCTCGCCGAAGTGGCAGACGGGGATTCCGTAGTGGGTGGCCTCGGTCTCCGGGTCGGTGATCACGGTGGGCTGGGTGTCGGTGGTCATCGGGCTTCTCCTGTCGGTGAGTTGGTTTGTCCAGGTTTCGCATCCCGCCCCGGTCGGGCTGGTGTGCGCCGCTTCCCCGGCCCGAGGGTCGGGCGGCAAACAACGGGCGACGTCACGCGGCTGGGCGTCGTCGGCGTTCGTCGCGGGCGCGATGTACCTCGGAGTACGCGGACAGCAGCCGGCTGGTGGCCCAACGGTGTCCGCAGGAGGGGCACTGGTAGCCGTGGACGATCGAGTCGCCGCGGCGTTTCTCGGCGGCCGGGGATATGCCGCGCTGACAGCAGTTGGGGCACGAGTCGGTCATGGCGTTCACGTCTGCGCCATGTCGACGAAGCGGGAGTAGTGGCCCTGGAAGGCAGTGGTGATCGTTGCCGTCGGGCCGCCGCGGTTCTTCGCGACGATGAAGTCGGCCTCGCCGGCGCGCGGGGATTCCTTGTCGTAGGCGTCCTCGCGGTGCAGGAGGATCACCATGTTGGCGTCCTGCTCGATCGCCCCGGATTCCCGGAGGTCGGACAGTAGGGGCTTCTTGTCGGTGCGCTGTTCGGCGCCGCGGTTCAGCTGCGACATGGCGATCACGGGGACCTGGAGTTCTGCGGCGAGCTTCTTCAGGCTGCGGCTGATCTTCGCGACTTCCTGCTGCCGGTTCTCGGTGCGGCCGGACAGTTCGCCTTCCATCAGCTGGAGGTAGTCGATGACGACGAGCCGCAGGTCTCGCTTGCGCTTGATGCGCCGGCAGTGAGAGCGGATCTTCGTCAGCGTCAGGCCGGGGTCGTCGACGATGTCGAGCGGCGCAGCGTTGATCATCGGCCAGGCTTTGGCGAGGCGGGTCCAGTCGTCGTCCGTCATGCCGTTCTGGCTCTGAAGGTGGTGGAGGGCGACCCGCGCCTGAGCGGAAGCGATCTTCATCTTGAGCTCGGTGCGGGACATTTCCAGGCTGAAGAACACGGCCGGGAGGCCTTCGACGATCGTCGCGTGGCGGACGATGTCGGTGCCGAGCGTGGACTTTCCGATGGCGGGCCGGGCCGCGATGACGATGAGCTGGCCGGGCTGAAGGCCGTTGGTCAGCGAATCGAAGTCCGTGAACCCGGTCTTCACGCCGCGGGCCGGCCCGTTCTTCTGCAGCTCTTCCAACTGCTCCAGGAAGTCTTCGCCGTCGGCGCCGATGAGGGTGTCTTCGTCGCCGCGGGTGGTGTCGTCGACGATGCCGTCGACTTCGGCTCGCAGATCGTCGAGGAGTTCCCCGGTCTCGCCTGTGCCGCCGGCGATCTCGTTCAGGGTGCGGTGACAGGCGGCCTGCAGGTTCCTCAGTACGGCTTTCTGGCGGACGATCTCGGCGTAGTACTCGCCGCTTGTGGCGCTTGGCGCCTGCTGGACGAGGTGGTGCAGGTAGGTGGCGCCTCCGACTCGGCTGACGTCGCCGGTTTTGGTCAGGTCGTCGGCCAGGACGATCGGGTCGACGGGTGCACCGTCGAGGTAGCGGGCAACGATCGCGCTGAAGATCGTCTGGTGGGCGGGCCGGTAGAAGTCGGCAGGGTTCTTGATGAGCTCAGTGACGTCGGCGATCGCGTCGCGGGACAGGAGCATCGAGGAGAGGGTGGCCATTTCAGCGGCCAGGTCGTGCGGGGGCAGGGACTCTCGCTGCGGCTCGGGCTCGTAGTCGTCGTGGGTCACTGAGTGTTGCCCTTCCTGAGGTCGTCCCCGGTGAAGCGGGCGACGGTGGCGCCGTCGCCAATGCGGGATGCGGCGCGGTCGCCGAGGACGTTGCGGAGTTCGCCGGTGGTCAGGTTCGTCGCGATGACCGTCGGGCGACGGTTCTGCCAGCGGCTGTCGATGAGCTCGCTGATGGCGTCGGCCGTCCAGTCGTTGACGGCGCGGGCTCCGAGGTCGTCGATGGCGTACAGGTCTGCCTCGCGCCACCTGGTGAGCGCCTCGTGGTCGACGGGCCTGTCGGTGGCGATCTTGACGTCGTAGGTGGTGGCGATGCGGAACAGCCCCTGCCAGCCGCAGCGGATGAGGATCTCGTTGAGCTTCCACAGGTGCCACGTTTTGGTGGTGCCGATCACGCCGGTGAGGATGAGCGATCCGTGGCTGCCGGCCAGGAATCCGTCCATCCAGGCGCGGACGTCGGTCCTGAGGTTGCCGGGCTCGTTGAAGGCGGCGGGGCGGCGGTCGAGGAACGCTTGGAGGCGGTTGGCGACGGCTTCGGCTCGGGCCTCGGCCCGCCAGGCGTCGTGGTCGGTGGTGGTCATGATGCGAACAGGTCCTCAACTTTCGAATTCGTGTAGTCGTCTGCGGTGTGCGAGTCGACGCGGGATCCGGTGCTGCCAACAGAGCGGAGCTGGGGGCGATTGGCGCGCTCGCTGGCGTACTTGGCTGAGCGGCGGATCCACTTCTGCCATTCGGCTGGCCAGTTGGGGCGGCGGACGTGCTGGGCGCGGAAGTGGTCGACGAATTGCGCGGTCTCGTAGTCGATGTCGAGGCCGGGGCCGAAGGTGCGCAGCGACCAGGCACGCATGGCGTCGGTGAGTTCGAAGCCGTCGTCGTCGATCGGGGCGGGGCCGTCAGGCTCAGTGGCGCGCCCAATAGGACGTGAACCCTCTCCCCCTACATCAGCCATATCTATGGGGTTCGGGTCGGGTCGGGTCGGGGCGTCGTTAGTAACGCCGTTACGAAACTTGCTGACCTGCGACTCTTCCTCGAGAACGGCACCCTCTGAAGTCGCCGTCGTGTCGCCGTCGTGCTGCGGTCGTGTCGCCGTCGTGTCGCCGTCGTGCGTTTCGCCGTCTTCCGTAACGCCGTTACTGCGCCCGTTACTTGACCCGCTCGGGGGCGGCGTCGGCTTTCCGTTGCGGCGCTTGCGGAACGCCTCCTGCCGCGCGGCGTTCTTCTTCCGCTCCGCGAGCACCTGGTCGCGCGACGGGTTGTAGTCCAGGTAGTCGTGGATCGCCCAGCCGTCCTCGGTGCGGTCCCACAGGCCGGCGTCCCGGAGCTGCTGCGCAGTCGCCTTGATATTGCGGACGTTCGCCACCAGCGCCAGCTCGCGGTCGCTGATGTGCCCGTCCGTCAGGTTCTCGGCGCACCAGCACATGGCGGAGACGTGCAGCCGGAACGCCCGGTCGGACAACAGCGCGATCTTCCGGTGGGAAGGGAAGCGGTCGTCGAGCTTGACCCAGGGCATTGGAGCTTCTTTCGAGAGGTGTGGTTAAGGACTTCTGGGCGCGCGGAACCAGGGCCTCTAGGGGGGCGCCGATGAACGGCTGACGCTTGCCCCGTAGCCAACATTACTGTGGCCACAGTAATGTTGGCTACAGTTGTCCAACTGGATGTGGCCTAGGCCGTGTGGGACCATGCGGCCATGAGCGAGGAGGAGACCGTGACCCGCCTGAAGGAGGCGGCCGAGGCGAAGCGTGCCGCCGAAGAGGCCGCGACCAAGCAGTTCGAGGACGCCGTAGCTGCTGCGCTGCTCGAGGGCCTGAAGCCCAAAACGGTGGCCGCCGCGACCGGCTACAGCTACGAGACGATCCGCCGGATCGCCCGCAAGCGAAACATCGAGCCCCTGCGCGAGCCGACCGTCACCAGCAGGAAGAAAGCCCAGTCGGCCGACGGCTCCGAGTCCTGATCGCACGTCCCCTCCTCTCGTCCAGGCCCTGCTTCCGCAGGGCCTCTGCCATTTCCTGCTAGCGGGCGCGCCAGTAGCTGACGGGCTGGTGTTCCTCGCATCGCCAGCCAGCCGCGTACAGGCGTGCCCGCTGGCCGCACTTCGGTCGGCCGGTGTCGCAAATGCCGGGGACCGGGCGGGGGATCGCTGGCGCGACCAGTTCCGATGCCGCGGTGGCGCCTCGCGGCGGGGCGGACAGGTCGACGGCCTGAGCTCGCATCGCTTCCAGCTCGGCTTCCTTGGCGCGGGAGTGCCCGTCGCGCCTGCCGTTCCGGGTGCGCGCACCCTCGGCAGGCGACCCGTCGGTCTGCGGTACGGCCGGGCTGGCTATGTACGCGAGGTACTGGCCGTATGACGCCATGTCGGTCCAGAAGAACTTGGGCGCCCGAAGTACGTTGGCGTCGACGACGGGCATATAGGCACCGATGGGTGCACCGCGAAGAACGTCGTCCAACTGGCCGGCCGTGACCTGCCCGCGAGCGTGGGGCTTGCCGCATCCGCTGAACTTGCTGTGCGGACACTCGTAGCCGTTGCGCACGGTGCAGGTGTAGATCTCTATGCGGTAGATACCGCCGCGGAACTCGTGCCGGTAGTTGGGGTTCGCGATCACCTTCAGCGGAAGGCCGCCGTCAGTGCGCAGAATCGGCACCTGGCCCCGCACCTTGTCGCTGGTGGCGTGCCACATGGCGGTGCGTCCGACCCCAGCGGCCAGGCGCGTCCTTTCGGGCGCGCTGTATCGGCCGGTGGCGCTGAACGGTGAGTGCTGGTGCTCGTAGGCGATCGTGAGCGTGCCGGTCAGCAGCACGTCGGCGCGGGTCTTCCTGTCCGCCGCCCAGGCTTCCTTCCGCGGGTTGTAGCCCTCGGCCTCGCCGATCGTGAAAGCGCGGTGGTTGTAGGCCCGGTGTTCCGGCGTCTCGACGGGCTCGTAGTCGTGGTCGGGTCGCGACTCGCCCGGCTGGTGGCTGCAGACGCGCGTGCCCCTGCTGGTGCTGTACGTCCTCAGCCACTGGATCTCGCGGTACAGCTCCCAGCACTTGGCGCACTGGACGAGCTTGATCTTCGTTGAGTTCGCGTTCCGTCCGCGCAACTCTTCCCACTCGCTGCTGGTGAGCTCTGCCGCGTCGACAACACCCTTGTCGTTCCGCGGAGCACGGGCGCAGACTTTGCCGTCCGTGATGATGATCTGGTTGTTCAGCACGGGTACGCGCTCCTTTCGGTCGAGCCTCCGGCCCCGCCTGTACGGCGGGGCTTCGTCGTGTCCGGGCTAGTGGTTGTGGCCGTCTTGGATGCGGCGTTCGCGGTCTCGGTCGACGCGCCAGCTGGTGCACCGCGGGCAGGTTTTGCAGGGGTGCGGTGCGGCGATGCGGTGGCCGATCCAGTCGTGGCCGCACCGGCAGCGGGGGCCTTCCTTCATGCGGCGACCGCCAGCCGTGTTTCGCGCCGGAGGATCCCGGCGGCTTCGAGGACCGGCGCGGCGAGCGGTACCGGGACTGCGTTGCCGACGGCGAGGTACTGCTGGCCGGCGCGCCCGTGGAACTCGAGGTCCGGCCGGAACCCCTGCAGTGCCGCGCATTCGGCGACGGTCGGCCGCAGGTGCGGGAGCTCCCGGTCGCGCCAGGCCGCGGTCCCCATGTGCCGCTTCATCGCCTGCCGGGTCCCGTTCCCGAACGGCTCCGCACCGCCCGTGTACGTACCGCCGGAGGTGACGGTCGGCGCCGCCCGCTGGGTGTAGCCCCAGCCGATGACGTCGGCCATGGCGGTCTGTGGCGGCTGTCCGAGCCCGCCGTGGGTCGGGGCCGGGAGCTGGACGTCGGCGATCCGGGAGGCGATGAGGACGGCCCGCTTCCGGGTCTGCCCGAGCCCGTAGTCCGCGGCGTCCAGGACGCCGGTGACGGCGCTGTAGCCCCACCGGCGGAGGATGTCGGCGTACTGCTCCCAGACGGGCAGGACGCTGGGTACCTGCTCCATGCAGATGCGCTCGGGCTGCAGGTCGTAGTGCCAGCGCATCGGCTCCGCGGTGAGGATGGACCGCTCGTCGCGGCAGGCCGCCCCGATCGCGGCCCGGGTGTCCTTGCCGCGGGAGAGGTCTTCGATGGCCTGGTGGACGAGCGGCAGGTCGAGGAGTCCGAGCTTCTTGCCGGACTTGCCGAAGCCGGGGCACGGCGGGCTGTCGATCTTGTCGACGGTGCAGCCCTTGAAGACCCACGTCGGGTAGGCGGTGACGTCGCAGCGGACCGTGTGGTGCCCGGCGCCGATGCGGGTACGGCAGGCCGCCTCATCCAGCTCCAGGCCGATCTCGTTGGCGTCCGCGGGCAGGGCCTCGGACCAGCCGATGCCGGCGAACCCGTGGACGGTCAGATGCGGTTGGGTGATCACGCCGCCACCGCCCCGAAGATCGCCGCGTACTGGTCGCGCATGGCCTGGTCGTCGACGTGCCCGGGGTGGACGCAGCCGTCTCGGCCGCAGCCGGTTCGGGTGATGCCGACGGGTTCGCGGTGGTGGGCAAGCCGGAATGCGATCTTGTGGGCGCTGTGGTTGTGGTCGCGGTGCTTGAGGAGGCAGGCCCGTCCGGGCTTGTAGAAGGGCCACAGGAGGTGTCCGTCGTCGGTGGGGACGACGCGCCGCCAGAAGGCGTCCTCGAGGGTTTGTCCGCGGAGCGGGTTGCCGGGCTTGTGAGGCGGGATGCCGAGCTCGTTGCGCAGCTTGCGGACTTGACGCTTGGAGACGTTGAGCTGGCGTTCGATGCCGCGGTCCGTGTGGCCGGCGCGCAGGAGTTCCTCGATGGCGTTGTGGGTGTTCATGCGGCCTCTCCCATCTGCTCGCGGTAGGCCTCGGCGATGCGCCACACGGTGCGGACGTGGCATCCGACGGCGTCGGCGATCTGGTAGGCGTCCATGCCGCCGCGCTCGAGGAGGTTGAAGACTTTCTGGCGGCGTTCGGCTTCTCGGCGCCGTCGCTCGTTACCGCCGGCTGTGGCCGAGCGGGCTCGCGGGAGTTGGGCGCCCCACATGCCGTGGCGGCGGTTGTGGGCCAACTCGCCTTCCGTGGTCAGGGCGAAGTCGGCGCACTGCTGCTGGACGGGGCAGCCGGTGCAGATTTTCCGGGCGTCGGAGTAGCCGGCGCCGCTGCCTTCCGGGTGCCAAAGGTCGGGGTCGGTCTGTGCACAGCGTGCGTCTTCCATCCAGTCGTAGCGGCTCACGGCTTGATCTCCTCTCGTGTGGGCTGGTTCCAGGCGGTGCGGATGGTGAGGTAGTCGAGGACGGCCTGTTCGCTGGCGGTCTGTGGGGGTGCGGGGCGTCGCTTCATGCGGGCGAGGTCGGCGCGGTGGCGGGCCCGGCTGAGGGCCCAGCGGGTGGCGCGGTGGAGCACGTAGGCGGCTATGCCGAGGGCGAGGAAGCACCAGGCGGCGAGGAGGATCGCGGCGCCGGTCTCGGCCCACACGAAGGCGTTCAGCCAGGTGGCGGCGATGTCCCTCACGTCCGCCTCCCGGTGATGGAGGCGTAGGCGACAGCGGCGATACCCGTCATGAGCGCGAGGCAGGCGAGGAAGAGGGCCATCAGGCTGCCGCCCGTCGCTGCTCGATGCGGGCGGCCTGGCGGTCCTGTATGTAGGCGCGTCCGGCGCGGGTCAGCCGGTAGACGTTGACCTTCTTGCCGCGGGCCTTCGGGTTGATCGACACTTCTTCGTCGACCTTGACCAGCAGCGCGGGCTCGGCGGGGTGGAGGGTGTCGTGGCCGACGAGGGCGTGGAAGTACAGGCCAGCGCCGCGGGTGGCGCCGTCGGGGACGATTGTGCGGATCTGGTTCATGCCGAGGGGCTGGCCGGTGTCGGCGAGGTGCAGGACGACCTGGTCGTAGACCGCGGTGTCCCAGTCGGTGACGGTCGAGTAGAGGGCGCGGAGCTCGGTTATCGACCGGGCGTGGGCCTGCTCGGGCGTGATGGTCATGGCATGGTTCCCTTGGGTTGAGGGCCGGCCCGCATTGCCCGCGGGCCGGCCTCCGGTGTGTGCGGGCTACTGCTGGGCGTTCTTGAGTGCGGTGCCGCGCTCCTTGATGAAGTCGCCGAGGCTGGTGGGCTTGCCGGTCTGCGGGTGCATCAGCGGCGTCGCGAGGGCGCTGGCCGCCTCGAGCTCGCGGTAGAGCGCCAGGAGGCTGTCGGCCGTGGCGTCAGGCGAGTTCGCTGCGTCGACCCACGTGCTGGAGTCGATCTCCTTGGCGCCGTCGCGCAGCCAGTCCAGGTACGGCTTGGCGATGTCGCGTGCCCCATGCGGCTGGTCGAGGATCAGGCCGCGGAAGGCGGGGCAGCGGGACTTGATGAACCGGAGGCGGTTGGCCGCGTCCATCTCCGCGGCGACGCCGAACTCGAACTCGATACCTCGGCGCTGCTCGGCGCGCATGCCCTGGTTGACCGGGCTCTTGTCCACGAGGACCCAGTCGACGTAGGAGCGCATCGTGACCACCACGTGCCCCGGGTAGGACATAAGCGCTTCGATCATTTCGTTCTGCATGGGGGTGCCGTCCTTCCACCCCGCGAACTTGTTGCCGCCGTACTTAGCCTTGGCTTTATCGACCTGGTCGAGGGTGCCGTCGGTGCCCTTCCAGAAGTGGCTGAGGGAGTCGACCATCACGACGGGGTAGCCGTTCTTGGCGGCGGCGGCGAGCGCCTTCTGGAGGTCTCGCGGGTCGTAGCGGTGCATCGGCAGGGTGTCGAAGGTGGCGTCGACATCGCGCATGTAGAGGCTGGCGGCCCGGCGTTCGGTGTCGATGACTCCGAACCGCTGCCCTTCGGCCAGGCCGCTGGCGATGGAGAGACCGGTCCAGGTCTTGCCGGAGCCGGACGGGCCCTGGATGGCGACGGTGGCGTTGAAGCCGTCCTTCGTGGCGGGGCGGAAGGTGAACGGTCCGTCGTCGTACTCGTCGGTCTTCGGCTGCTGGCGGGCGGTTCGGACGGGAGGCGGGAGCTGGGACATCGGGTTCTCCTAGGCGTACTGGCGCTCGACCCACGAGGGCAGCGCGGTCATCGGGTTGGGCAGATAGCCGGGCCATTCGCCGGACTCGCGGCAGATGGCGTAGGTGTTGAGGGCGACCGTGTTGAGGTGGCGGCCGATCTCTCGGGCCATCGGGTCGCAGGTGGTGACGACCACCAGATAGGGCGGTTCCTTCTCCTGCAGCACGAACAGGAACGGCCGCTCCGGGTCGACCAGGTCGAGCGCCAGGCCGGCGTCGAGGTAGTACTCCTGCTGCTGGTGATAGCCGTGCTCGTGGAACGCCTTCTCAAGGTCTTCGCGGCGGCACGATCGGGCGGTCTTGAAATCGACGATCTGGCCGTCGTGGCGCAGCCAGTCGAAGCGGGCCCGCCGCCAGACGCCGTTGTCCTCCCAGAAGGCGGACTGTTCGGCGACACCGGAGCCGGGCTCCAGGAGTGCGGCCGCTTCGGGGTCGGCGCGCAGGGCTGCGGCCATGGCGTTGACCTGGTCCAGCTCGTGCCGCTTCAGCGGGATGTTCCCGGCTTCGCGGATCGCGGCGACCTCGGCCTTGATGGCGTTGGTGTTCCACTTCTCGGCGTCGACGAGGACGAGTTCGGGGCCGTCGTCGAGGACGAGCTTGTGGGCTGCGGTGCCGAGGTCCAGTGCCTTCTTCGGCGGCTCCCGATTGTCGAGCCAGTACTTGAACTTGGCGGGGCATTCGGCGGCGAGCTTGCGGGCCCCGCTGGACGAGAGGCTGCCTCCGGGGACCGGGTCGCTGTGGTAGAGCTCGGCGTCGATGTTGTACAGGCCGGGCTGCACCTCGGCCGGCGCTTCGACCTCCATCGCGGCCGTCACTTCGCACCGCCGGTCACCGCGTCGTACACGTCGCGGGCCCAGCGGGCGTCACCGAGGGCGGTGTGCGCTACGTCGTCACCGGGCGGCTCGACGCCGACCCAGCTTGAAAGGCTGCGAGACGAGAACGGCAAGCTCAGGAGGTCGCCCTCCTTCATCTCCCCGCCTGCACTGCGGAGGGTGGCGGCGATGCCGTTCTGGTAGCCGGCCGCGAGGGTGGCGATGTCGACAGGCCGGTAGTGCCAAGGCAGCTTGCGGCCGTGGGCCCACAGCAGCTTGGACAGGAACGCCACATCGAAGCCGGGATTCGAGCCGACTACTACCGCCCCCGAGAGTGCCTCCTGCAGGTCGAACAGCATCTCGGGGAGCTTCGACTTCCATGGCGGGCCGGACGTCATGACCTCGATGGCGTCCCAGCCGTCCGGGACGGCGAACCGTTCGTGGAACTTGCCGATGGCGAGGGACTCGGGGTCCGCGGTGGTCAGGTCCGGGCGGACCTGCCAGACGTATTCGACGTCGACGCCGTCGTTGCGCCGCCGGATGACGGCGATTTCCCAGGCGTCGCCGTGGCGGGGGTCGAGGTGGGTCGTCTCTGTGTCGACGAAGGCGATGGTGGCCATCAGAACGGGTACTCCTGTCCGGTGGTGGCCCGTCCGGGCCAGAGGGGTAGTCGCCAGGTGCGGAGCTGGTCGAGGCAGGCGCATTCGTCCCAGTCGGCGCCGAGACGGTGCGGCATCCATCCGCCTTGCGAGCCGCGGCAGTCCGGGCAGCGCGGGTCGGGTTGTCGGGTCAGGTGGATCGCCCGCTGGTGCAGTTCGAACTGCCAGCGGCCGAAGGTGCGGGTGAGGTACATGAGGTGCTCCAGATGGGTGTGGGGTGCCGGGCCCCGCCCGCCAGGGGGAGGGAGGGCGGGGCCTCGGCTGCGGCGGAGCACCTGGGGGGAAGCGCTCGACACCGCGTTCTGTGGGCGGTTGCTAGCCAGCCGGTCAGCTGTGGTCGTGGAGCACGAGCCACGCCGGCTCGGGATGAAGTTCGTGGCCGAGGCGGACGGCCACGTTGTGGAGGACCGTGTTCCAGGCCGGGATCTCGTACCGGGTGAAGGCGTCCGGCGTGAGGCGAGCGAAGGTGTTCTCTTCGATCTCCTCGGACTCGGCAACCAGGAAGAGCTGCTCGAAGTCGCCGAGGAAGGTGTGCTCTACCCGGCCGAGGCGTTCGCCGTCGGGCTGGTCGGCGAGGACGGCGTCGAGGTGCTCGAAGTCCGTCGTGGCGGGGATCTCGAAGCCGTAGGCGATGCCGACGGAGTGGTAGAGGCCCATCAGTTGGCACCCGCCAACGTGACGATGCGGTCGTGGGCTTCGTTGAAGTCCTCGGTGTCGAGGCCCCTCCACGGCACGGTGTGCGACATCGCGATCAAGATGTCGTAGGCGCTGAAGCCGTCCGCCTTGGCCGCGGCTGCCGCTTCCTCGACGTCCGAGTCGGTGTACGTGCCGTTGCTGCTGACGTCGCCGGGCATGTAGTTGCTGCCGGGTTCGTCGCACCAGGCGTGGCTGAGCTTCGCGTACAGGTCGCGGGCCACCTTGTCGGTGATGGCTTCCTTGAGGTCCGCGGTGTCCTGCGTCCAGTCGATGCCGGACTCGGCGAGGATCTGCACGCCCTTGAAGGCGTTCTCGCGGGTCATCGCCTCGGCGATGGCGAGGCCTTCGTGGTGGCCGATCCGCCAGCGCGCCGGATTGTTCAGGGACTCGGTGGCGGGCATCCGGCAGACGAACAAGCCGGGCGCGGCCTGTACGGCGCCGGAGACGGTGTGCTTCTGCTGGCCGTGGACGATCATCGTGTAGTCGGTGGTCTCACCGATCATCGGAGTTCCCTTTCGTGGGATGCTGGTTGGTGAATCCCGCCCGCTAACCCCGGGCGGGGTTTCTTCTTGGGCCGCCGGCCGGTGCGGGAGCGGATCACCGTCCGGCCGGCGGGTGGTTGTCGGTCAGGCGACGGGCGCCGGGTGCTGCTCGATGACCGCACGGATCGCCTTCACCGAGGGGGCGTAGTTGCCGCCCGGGTTGGCCGGAGTCACCGCGTGCCCGTTGCCGAACATGCGGACCTTCCCCGGGGCGCAGCCGCGGGAGTGCCACGTCCGCTCGAACTTCCAGCGGTCACCGAGCCCGACGTACCCGTCCGCCGCGTGAACCAGGCGCCCGACCCGCACGCTGACGGAGGGCTCGCCGCTGTATCCGGGCGAGGTCCACGTCACGAGGGCCATCCATCCGTGAGCCTCGGCGTGGGCGATGAGATCTGTGGCCGCCTTCGGGAGCGCGTATCCGGGCGGCGCGGTGGCTGCGATCTCCCGCAGGCGCTGGGTGACCGCGCGGCGCCGTTTGCGCGCCTCTGGGGTGGCGGCGCCTTCGTGGACGGCCTTGTCGAGTTCGCGCTGCTCATAGGTGAGGCGCTCGTACTCCTGCGCCAGGGTCGTGGTCGTTGCGGTCGTCACGATCAACTCCGTGGGATGCTGGGTGTCGGATCCCCGGGCGTCTCTAGCGCTCGGGGCTTCTTCTTGGGCCGCCGGTCCGCCAGCCGGTGTCATCTGGCGGCCCGGCGAGTCAGGTGGTGGCGGGCAGCGCGTACACGGGCCAGACGGCCGGCTGCGGCCGGTCGAGGATCGGCAGCTGCTGCGTCTCGTCGTTGGCGGTCGAGCGGTGCGGCACCGGGGAGACGTAGGGCAGGACGACGACTGGCGAGTACGGGCGGACCATGGCGCTCGGCACCTCGCGGATGCGAGGCCGGGCGTTGACCACGGCCTGCCGGAGCCGCTCCTGTTCGGCCTTCGCGCGGATCGTCTTGTGCCGCAGATCGGCGTTCGCCTTCAGCAGCCGACCGTTCTCGTCCTCGGCTACGGCAGCCCGCAGGGAGTAGCGGCTGGCGGAGAGGATGGTGCTGGTGAGCTCGCAGACGAGTTCTTCGTTGCGGGCGATCAGCGCCTGGTTGTCGGCTTCCACCTGGGCGAGGCGGGCTTCGAGTTCGCGATAGGCGGCGGTGTGCTTGCCGGGTGCGGTGGTGGTGAGGCTCATGCCGCCACCCCCGCCCGCAGGCTGGCCGCGGTGTCGCGGAGCAACTTGGCGGCCTCACGCTTGCCGTGACCCCGGGCGTCGTTCCAGGAGACGATCGCCGCCTCGGGGATCCGGGCGAGGATCGCCTGCTCGGCGGCCCACACCCGCAGGTCGCGGCCGGTGTAGACGGGCGTGCCGTGCGCGGCGATGTTGAGGGCGCCGATGATGTCGACCCGGCAGCCGGCGGGCTTGGTGCCGCCCGCGGCCTGCTTGTGGTCGTACAGGTCCCGCTTGCAGTGCCCGTTGACGTCGATGACGTCGGCGGCCTTGCCGATGAGGTCGGCAGTCTCGGCGTCGGTGGGGATGGTCAGGGTGGTCACTGACCCTCCTTGGCGGGCTGGAGCAGGTCGCGGATTTCGCGGGCGACGATCAGCAGCCAGCCGCAACACGGCAGCGAGACGGCGATCCAGATGGCGGCGCTCACGACTCAGCCCCCTCGTCCGTGCCCCACGCCTCGCACGCCGCGTTCAACACGTCGGCGCGCTCCCAGCGGGAGGCAGTGACAGACTGGTTGCGGTGCTCGATCAGCGCGCGAACGCTCTCGACGACGTAGGCCGGAGCCGCGTATCCCTCCGCGGTGAGCGCGGCCGGTTCGTCGTTGCCGCCGTGGTTGGGGCGGAGTTCGGCCCACTCCCAGACCGGGCCGCGTTCGGGCTCGCCGTCCTCGATGCCGGTGTGCCATTCCCAGCTGAGGATCAGGCCGTTCGGCCACCGTTCGGCGTTGAGGCCGGAGGTGTCGGGGTCGAGGGTGAGGACGGCGTTGAGGTAGCAGTAGATGCCGCGGGTCTCCCCGTCGGACGTCCACGCGTCGGCGGGCTCCATGCTGGCGGCGGTGAGCGCGTCGGTGACGGCGTTGATGTAGTCGTCGTGCGGAAGGGTGCGAGTGGTCACTGGTTCCCCCTGGAGATCTGGTCACTGATGCGGGTGCCGAACACGGCGAGGAAGGCCATGGCGGCGAGGACGGTCCAGCCGGTCACGGAGATGTGGGCGGCGGCGAGGATGGACGGGATCGGGATCACGGCGTCCTCCGGATCTGGTCGGGTCGGATGCCGAGCTGGGCGACGAGTTCGAGGATTCCGGCGGCGATCACCGGGTCTTTGGCCAGCTCACGTCCGGCCTGGGCCGGGTCCTCGTCGTCGAGCGGGTGCGGGTTTTCCTTGCCGAACTGGTCGGCGATGCGGACCGCGGCCCGGCGCTGCTCGTCTGCCTCGGCGGTGGTCGGCTTCGGGCTGTAGTCGGTGAGCTCCATGCCCATCACGCCACCGCCTTGGTGATGCGGTCCGTGAGCGTGTTGCGGGCGGCGCTCCACGTCTGCGGGTGGTCCCAGTTCGCGGCCGGGTAGGCGCCTTGGAGCAGCGCAGTGATCTGCCGGGATCCGCCGGCCGGGAACTTGACGATCTGCCCGTCGGCGGTGAGGGCGCGGGCGACGACGTGACGGACGCCGGTTCCGGTGGTGTCGGTCCACAGCGGCGTGACGAGGACGGTGATGGCCCCGGGCGCGATCGCGCGGACACGCCACGAGAGTTGCTTCAGGTGCCTGCGCCGGCGGGAAGCCGAGGCCCGTCGCGGGTGCAGCGGGTGCGTCTCGCGGTCGGCGGTGCGCCGGGCCCGCTGCATCTCCAGCAGCTCCCCGCGCACGCCCTTCGCCCAGACGCCCATGTCGGGGCCGTAGACGGCGGCGAAGTCCCGGTCCAGCAGGATGAGGGATTCCTCGACGTCGTCGGCCAGCGGGCGGAGTTCGATCACGGTCGCCATCACGCCACCGCCTTCGCAGTGCGCTCGAACGCGGCGATGACGTCGGCGGCGGTGCGTTCGGCGGCGTCGTTCCAGCCGGTCAGCCGCAGCACGGGCGGCTCGCCGTGGAAGCTGTACAGGTGGAAGTCCTCGATGCGGGCGTTCAGGCGTGCGACGACCGCTTCGAACTCGGCGCGCCCGTCTTCTCCTTCGCAGGGCGGGACCGGGTCGTCGAAGATGACGACCGACAGGGCCCCGGCCGCACACACCGGGTACTCGCTGCGGCTCTTCTCGATGCCGACCCCGCTCTCGGGGACGCTGTAGAAGTCGCCCTTGGCGTGGCCGTTCGACTCGATGACCTTGGCGGCCTTCAGGTAGATCTCGGAGAGGGTCACGACGCCTCCAACGGGCGGTAATAGGTGGGCTGAGCGGCAAGAGCGGTGGCCCACGCCGGGTAGTCGTCGTTGGTGGAGCAGGCCCCGTCCGAGTGGCTGAGGAGCCACGCGTCGTGGGCGTAGGCGATGCGGTCCGACGGGGAGTGCGTGTGTGCGGCGGCGTCGGCCAACGTCTGGCAGTTGCGCTGACGGGCGACGAGGGCCTGCATGTCGGTGGCCAGTTCGGCGGCCGGACGGTCCGCGCGGGTGATATGCGGGGCGGGGGTCTGGAAGGCCTTCACGACGCACCCCCGGCCCGAATGCAGGAGCAGCCGTGCAGGTGGCTCTCGGGCGTCTCGCAGCCGTACTGGAGCTTGAGGAGCTTGGCCTCGGCCTGCTTCAGCCAGACCTGGTACTGCTCGCGGTCGCTGACGACGCGGAGGATGCCCTCGCTGTAGGCCTGCGCCCGGAAGCGGGCCGACCGCCAGGCCGCCTTGAAGCGAGCACGCTCGCCCTCGGCCTTCTCTGCCCGGTCGCGCCAGCGCTTCTTGCCGTCCTCGTGGCGCTGGATCGTGCGGCGTAGCTCCGGGAGCGTGGTCCGCTCCAGGAAGGCGAGGTCTTCTGTGCGGCGCTCCAATTCGTCCTTCAGGCGCCGGATCTCGGCGGTGCCCTCCAGCAGCGCCTCCGTGATCACCTCGTCGAGCCGGTCGACTGCCTTGGTCGCGGCCGTCTCCGGCATGTAGGGGCGGAACGTGCAGATCAGCTCGTGGCGCAGCTGGTGCCAGCGGGGCTTGGCGGCGGGTGCCGGGCCGGCGGGCATCGGCAGGGCGCCCATGACCTCCACGGCCGTGGCCAGGTCGATGATCGGCTCGGCTGCCGGGGTTACGTCGACGTGGGTGAGGGCGATGCAGGCGTCGTGCCCGTCGACCCAGACGACGTCCGTGTGGCCGCCGAGCACCTCGGCCTTGCTACGGGTGCGGGTCACGAGACGCTCGTCGTTCGCGTCGTCCTCCGGGCGACAGCCCGGGTAGGCGACGACCGGAGTACCGACCGGATAACGGGCGTTGAACTCGTCGGCGTTCACGCGAGCTCACCGCCGTCCGACAGCGGGAGAACCTCGTCCTCGGTGATGCCACGGATCGTCCGCAAGTCGTCCTCGAGCGCCGACAGCTGGATGCGCATCCGGCCGTTCACGTCCGCCAGGAACACGACGCGCTTGTTCGCGAACGACACGTCATGGGCGACGATCTTTTCGACGTGACCCGACATCCAGATCAGCTCGTACAGGTCCGGCGTGGGCGGCTCGTAGTCGCACGGCTCAGGAGTGGGTGATGATGTAGGCACCGATCTGCCTCTTCTCTTCGGAGTGGTGAGGGGTGGATCGACGCGGCTCTCGGGCCGCGAGGCCCCTGCTGCCGGTGTGTCAGAGCCCGGCGGTGGGGGCTTGCCGCGTTACGCGGCGGTGTGGCTCATCTCGCTGGCGCCGGCGTGGTCGCCGTTC